TACTGTCTTAAGACATCCGCCTGTTAGAGCATTGCTCCAAACTGGTCTACTGTCAAAAGATAGAGGCTTACCCGTCCAATAGGCTAATCTCCGCCGTTCTGCTTCCGAATGTGCTTCATCCACGATGCTGAAGAGGTCCTCACGAGGAGGCTCTGCGACAACAACCATGTCTGCACGTGAGACCCCAGTTACGATAGGTGGCACAGGATCAGATCCCCGCCACCTACGAAACCAGGCCCTCTTCATCAGCCCAGCAACAGCATATCGAGGCACATTGGCCACGCAAAAGTCCCTCAGGACAATTTCGTGCCGGGCTAGAACCGACACAGCGTACTGACGTACACTATGACGCATTTCTTTTGTACCTTTCCATACCTCCCCGAGGAGATCGACACAATCATTTCTGAAAGGCCGAAGAAAAGAGAGACAATGTCTGGGAACGAGACTCGAAGTGGGTACGTGGTAAGGCTGACTATTTAAGTCGAGCCAGGTTTCAGAGAAACCGGTCTTTTCGCGGTTGACAACAAGTCCGAAGGTAGATGTAACTTTCTCCCACAAGTGGAAGAACGATTTATCTCCTGCGAACATGCAGTCATCCCCGTTAAACCTACCAACCCTCCTCTTGCCTTGACCCCAAGTCAAGTCACAACAGATGTCGAAGCAAGCCTTGTTGATAAGACAGAGTATAGGGAAACTCAAGAGATTCCCCATCATCTGTTTTCTTGTCAATAATGTCCGAGTCTTGCGACTCTTGGACATCAAGTGAAGGTCGCCCACTGCCGCCAACATCGTTCCTCTCTCCTCGTCAGTCAGATCAGGACACTCGGCTATAACCGACGTAACAGCCTCAGTTACCCAAGGCAGTATGTTATCGGTCGCCGCTGAATAATCGCCGGAGATAAAAGATTCTCCATTGCCTACATCAGCAACAATAGCCGCAAAATCCGACTTCTGAACGTCTCCTCGCACACACCAGCCGAACGAAGTAATGTGATCGTAGAGCGCCTGGTGAACGGGAACTAAAACCCGTTTAACACGCGCGCTCTGCATCGTAACTACTCTAAGCTTACCCTTTTGTTTTGCGACACCAACTCTGAGTTCGGAAATGTCACCGTAGTGACTAGGTCCGACAGAGATAGTGCCGCCTTCAAATCGGGTCTGCTCCAAGCAGCCGTTCTGGTCCGTGTACCCCCCCCACTCACTTTCCCCTCTCACCAACGAGCGGCTACTGGATAGTCGCTTGCCCCACCCACTAATCAACTCCCGAACTCTCTGTTTGAGGACCCACGACGGATCGTAGGCCCAAGATCGATCGATCGCTGGTACTGGGCGAGTACAAGCTTCTGTCCAAGAAGCCCTCGCCTTCTGTGCCGCGGTTACATCGCAACCTGAGCATGCAACGTCAAAGATCCTCACGCAAGACTTCAAAGCAATCTTGCATTCCCTTTTTCGAAACTCACCCAAGTCACGCCCCACGGAGGCACATACTCCGTCAAAAGATGCCCGAGCCGCAGAGCAATTCGCCCCCCACGAAATGGGGCGTGGAATAATGAGATCAAACTCAAGTTCCACTAGGCG